ATTAGTACAAGCAAAATAGGTTATTCTATTATAGATAAAGATAATAAATTGATAACGTGTTCGTTTAAGAAATTCAAGCCACTAGCTTTAGAAGACAGAGCAGAATTGTTTTATACGTTTCTTCTCGAGATGAAGAATAAATATAAGATAGAAGAGATCTTTATTGAAGAACCATTCTCAATGTTTGGAGGTGGAAGAACAACCGCTGGTACAATGGCAAAGCTCCAGAGATTCAATGGTATGTGTTCTTTTGCAGTTCGAAGAGTGTTTAATCAAAACCCAACTCTTATCTCAGCAAACAAAGCAAGGAAACTTGTTGGTCTCAAAATAAAGAGAGGAGAAGATACAAAAAAGAAAGTTATTGAATGGTGTCAACAAAAATACCCTAGAGATTTTATCATTGTTTTAACTAATTATGGTAATCCAAAACCCGGAACAGATGACATGGCTGATTCTATTGTTATCGGACTAGCAGGAAAGGAATTACTGAATGAAAATATCAACTCAACAAATAAGACAAATAATAAGTGAAGAACTTGATAATCTTCTTTATGAAGAAGAAAACAATGATGTTTTAAGAAAGGCATTGGAAAAAAACATAACAAAAGTTATTAATGATTATTATAAAAGAATCAAAATATTTGTTATAAAAGCATCACTTCAATTAAATATTCATCAACAAATGCAACGCGCAAATCGATTACTTCAATCAGATGATAATGAACAAATTGTACAGGCTTATGATCTATTGGTGGCCTTGATTCAACCGGTTAAAAATGATACCGAGGAACAGAGAGAAGACAAAGAAAAAGTTTTAAAACAAATTGAACCGTTTGAACAATTTTTACAGGCCGAAGATCAGAAAAGTTTTCTAATAAATAAAATGATAAAGACCAAAGATCTGAGAGAAGCAGACCTGAGAGGAGCAAATCTGAACGGGGCAAATCTGAGCGGTGCAAATCTGAGCGGTGCGGATCTGAATAATGTATTGCTTATAGAAGCAAATCTGAGTGGTGTAAACTTTAGTAAAGCAAACCTAAATCATGCCTACTTGAGCAAGTCAATTCTGAGTGGTGCTGACCTGAGTGAAGCAGACCTAAGTGGTGCAGGGCTGTATAATGCCAACCTGAGTGAAGCAAACCTGAGTGGTGCAGACCTGAGAGGAGCCAGCCTTAGTGGTGCAGATTTGAGTAAAGCAGATCTGAGTAAAGCCGACCTGAGTAAAGCCACTCTGGTTGGAGCCGATCTGAGTGGTGCTGACCTGAGTAGTGCTAAGTTACGGAATTCACGATTAGATAAAGCAGACCTGAGTAAAGCAAACCTGACAGGAGCAGACCTGAGAGGAGCAAATCTGAGTGGTGCTGAGTTACGGAATTCACGATTAGATAAAGCACACCTGGGCAATACTAAATTGAGAGGAGCAGATCTGAGTGGTGCAAAACTGAAAGGGACAGTCTTCGATAAAGACACCCAATGGCCTCAAGGCTTTGATCCTATTGCTGCCGGAGCAATAGAACTATGAAAATAACAACACAACAAATAAAACAGATAATAAGTGAAGAACTTGATAATCTTCTTTATGAAGAGGAAACCGATAGTAAATTAAAACAAACACTCATGAAATTGGTAGATGATGATTTTATCAAGGAATATGATAAAACAGTTACCAAACAGATATTCACAATAATAAACAACAAGCTTCCTGATATCGAAAATCCTAAATTGAAAACTTATTTAGGAAGTGATATGGCCAAGCAAAATCCAAAAGCTGCTTTGGAAATATTGAGATCACTTTATTATGATTTTACACCCGAGGAAGAAAAAACAATTGAAATGTTGGAGGAATATCCTTTAGAAAGCACAACAGAAGAGAAAATAGAAAAAGTTGCCAACTATATAGTCGAAACAAAAAACCTGAGCGGTGCAGATCTTGCATTCCAAGATTTTGGCGAGGTAGACCTTAGAGGTTTCAATCTAAGCAAGGTGTTTGCCCAACATGCTAGTTTTTACAAGGCCGATTTAAGAGGTGCGGATTTGACCGGTGCAGATCTTAAGGAAGCATGGCTACTTGGTGCTCTCTACGATGATAAGACTAAGTGGCCAGCAGGGCTTGATTTTGTCAATTCCGGAGCATTTGGGCCTAAAGCAAATTTGAGAACCCATCTCAGAAGCATTAGAGATTATTTAACGATGAAGAAATATCTCAAAGGGGCAAACTTGAGGGAAATAGATCTTAGCTACGTAGGCATGAGACGTGTAGACCTGAGCGGAGCCAACTTGAGTGGTGCTAAATTGAAAGGGACAGACCTCTGGCAGGCAAAATTAAACAACGCCAATTTGAGAGGTGCTGATTTAACTCAAGCGAAATTATGGGGAGCCGACTTGACTGGGGTAGATCTAAGTGGTACTATCCTGACGAATGCCCGATACAGCGACCAAACCAAATGGCCTGAAGGCTTTGACTTTGTTGCTGCCGGCGCAAAGAAATAATAAAAAAAATACTTGACAACTTCCCAACTTCGTGATACATTTATAACACGGAGGAAATATGGAAGAAAAATTAAGAATTGTCCGAAACATTCTCGGAGATTATCGTCAATCATCAAATGAATTTTTGTTTCATTGTCCCTATTGTCATCATCACAAAAAGAAGATGTCGGTAAACTTTGGGATAAACAGTTGGAAATGCTGGGTTTGTGATACACGAGGTAAGAATATTTATCGTCTTGTTCGCAAGTTCGGAACATATCAACAGAAGCAGAAGTGGCTTGAACTTGACGGACGTCTAGACCTATCAGAGTTTGATAAGATGTTCATGGAAATGAATGATGAAGAAATAGAACAGGTGACAGAATTACCACCTCATTTTACATCTTTATGTAACAAGCGTCTGCCGAAATCATCTCAAAAACCTTTGGAGTATTTATCTCAAAGGGGTATTACCAAAAAAGAGATTCTAATGTGGAAGATTGGCTACTGTACTGATGGTCGCTATGGTGGTCGTATTATTATACCAAGCTTTAATAACAGCGGAGATCTTAATTATTTTATTGCGCGTTCCTATGTTGGGCACAGAATGAAATATCTGAACCCACCGGTTTCCAAGAACGTTATATTTAATGAATTATATGTTGATTGGGATGAGCCGGTTGTAGTTGTTGAAGGCGTCTTTGATGCTATAACCGTTGGACAGAACGGCATTCCCATTCTTGGTTCTTCATTGCGAGAAGAAAGCAAATTGTTTCAAGCACTGGTGCTCAATGACACACCAGTTTATTTAGCTCTAGATGAAGATGCAGAAAAGAAACAAAATTATTTAATCAGACTTTTTCATAGATATGATATTGATCTCAAGGTAATCGACACATCAAACGTTGAAGATGTAGGTTCAATGACAACTGGACAATTTTTGTCCAGAAAATCTCAAGCTATTGAGCCTGATATGGATGAGATCAACTTTTTTGATCAATTAGCCAAGATATAATAAACTTAGAACAAAAGCAACAAGCATTATCATCGCTAATGGAGCAAGCCACTCTTCGTCATCACCATTGTGTTTGAAAAGTGAAACTACCCCGTCAATAAGCTCCAAGCTGAAAATACCTACAAGAACTATAAAAATTGCTATAACAAACCCCACATTTTAACCCTCCGAAATAAATAGAAAAAAAACTTGACAAAGTCGGAGGGTATGTTATAATATATACACTGAGGAGGAAACATGAATTATTGGACTAAAAAATTTAAACATCTTAACAAGAAATATTGGGGAGGAAAACTTTCAACAATCAAAGTTGTTGTTAGGGATCTCACGAAGGACAGAGCTGAAGGGCTCTATCACTATCCTCATGAAGATAGCAAAGCAATGATCGAGATAGATAAAAATCTAACCCATCATGAAAAAACAAACATTCTTTTGCACGAAATGTGCCATCATGCTGTTGAGGAATTTTATAAAGAAAGACCTTATCATGATCATGGATCTGAGTGGAAGAAGGAAATGAGACGCTGTGGTTTCATTGGAAAAATACGTAGCTCTCGTGGTCGTTATAAGACCAAGGCAGGATAAATGAAAAAAGAAATAATAAATCACCCGGATCACTATAACTCCGGTAAAATAGAAGTTATAGATTTTATTAAAAGTCTAGGAATTCATGAAGACTTTTGCATAGCGAATGCTATTAAATATCTATCTCGCTACAAACATAAAGGAGATCCCATGGGAGATCTCAAGAAAGCCAGATGGTACATAGATTATCTTATCAAAGAAATGGAGGGAAAATGATAAAAATCGCACATATTTCAGACACACACATTAGAAACCTTAAATATCATTATGAATATAAGATGGCTTTTGATGATCTTTATAAAAAACTTATTCGAATGAAACCAGATTGCATCGTTCACACCGGTGACATCGCACATACAAAAACACAGCTATCACCAGAATTCTTTCAGATGTGCACAAGCTTCTTGAAGAACCTAGGAGATATTGCTCCTACCTATATCATACTTGGTAATCATGATGGTAATCTTAAGAATGATTCTCGCGAAGACGCTATCAGTCCAGTAGTAGAGGCATTGGCTCATCCGTCAATTCACCTTCTTAAAGACTCAGGTGAGACCAAAATAAAAGAAGGAGTTGTATTTAATGTTTTATCTGTTTTTGATCGTGAAAGCTGGGAGAAGCCTAGTGATTCCTCTGCTATTAACATTGCTCTTTACCATGGGTCAATCCATGGCTGTCAAACATCACAAGGTTGGGTTATGGAAGAGGCTGAAGATTCGGTTAGCATATTTAAGGATTTTGACTATGCTATGCTTGGTGATATACATAAGCAACAAAGAATGGATAAGCAAGGCCGAGTAAGATATGCCGGCTCTACAATTCAGCAAAACTTTGGAGAATCAATTAACAAAGGATTTTTGTTGTGGGATATTGAAAGCAAGGACAAGTGGGATTGTCAACATGTGTCAATTCTTAATCCTCGTCCATTTATCACAATTGATTTGACTGATAAGGGAAAGATTCCTAAAAGTATTGTACCGAAAGGTTGTCGTCTTAGGATCCGTGCGTCTTCAAATATTTCACCTATGATGCTCAAAGCTGCATGTGATCATGCCCAAGCTAAATGGCAACCTCATTCTGTTTCTTTTATCAATAACGGAACAAACCAATCATCTTCCACATCTCTCATCGGCAAAGGCGTAAAGTCTGAGAACCTTCGAGACATTATTGTGCAGGAGAAGTACATCAAAGAATATGTAAAAGATCTCAATCTGACAGATGAGGTCATGGAAAAAGTCTTGGAGCTTAACAAAAAATACAATCAAAAGGTTGAAGAAACAGAGGAGATATCTAGAAATGTTATTTGGAAAATTAAAGAAATTACATGGGATAACCTCTTCAACTACGGTGAAAAGAATAAAATCAATTTTGACAAACTATCCGGACTTGTCGGAATCTTCGGTAAAAATTATTCAGGAAAGTCTTCTATTATCGACAGTGTGTTATTTAATATTTTTAACACAACTTCGAAAGGAGAACGAAAGAATGTCCACGTCATCAATCAAAACAAAGACTATGCCAAGTGCAAAATAAAACTTGAAGCTGGCAATGACTCCTATCAGATTAGTAGAAATCTCAACAAATACACTAGAAAATCCAAGGGAAAAGAGGTTGTAGACTCTAAGGTGGACTTAGACTTCTCCAAGACAACTGGTGGAGTTTTTGAGTCAAAAAATGGCACAACTAGGAATCAAACTGATGCAAACATCCGTAAAAGATTCGGCACCATTGATGATTTCTTTTTGACTTCTATGGCCTCTCAACTTGACTCAATGTCGTTTCTTAAAGAAGGTTCGACAAAAAGAAAAGAGATTATTGCAAAATTCCTCGATCTTCAAATCTTTGATCAAAAGTTTAAACTTGCAAAGAAAGACGCAGCAGATCTCCGTGGTGTAATTAAACGTCTCGAGAGCAAAAAGTTTGCTGAACAAATTCAGAAGAAGTCTGTTCTTCTAGAAGATATCCGTGATGACATCGACGAACAACAGGACAAGTGTGATGTGTATAACAGATCTATAGCAAGACTTGAGAAAGAACTTGCGGAGGTTATCAAAACAATCGATGCAATTCCTGCGGAGATTATTGATCCGGATAAAGTTAAGAACGAAATTCGATTTAAAAATATCAAAAAAGATACACTTTTTAAAGAATCTATCGGTGCTCAAAAAGAAATTGAAAGACATAATGAGTTTATTGAGTACTTTGACGACACAATAGAAATAGAAAACTACGAACGACTTCTAGATGCGATAAAAGAAGCAGAGCGACTTGAATCTCAAAAGACTGTTCTTAGTAACAACATTCGTCGTAAGAAAACAGAGTACAAGAATCTTCAAAAAACTGTTTCTCTACTTAAGAATCATGAATATGACCCTGACTGTAGTTTTTGTTGTGACAATGAGTTCGTGAAAGAAGCCGAGGCTGCTAAGGTTAAACTTCCGGAAGTCGAGAAAGAATGGCAAGCTCTTGGAGAAGAACTAGCGGAGATTGTAAAGAAATGTGAAGAGTATGATATCAAACAACTTCAAAAGCAAATTCGACAAGTTCAAGACACTAGAAATCGCTATGAAACTTCTCTTGACGAGATTGAAAAGCTCAACTTGGTTATTGAAAGAAATACAACTGGTATCTCTCTTTTAGATAATGAGGTTGCAACTCTTAAAGAAAAACTCAAAGAATACGAGGATAATAAGGAAGCTATTGAGAACAAAGGCCAATTGTTTGGAGAGCGTAGTGCTCTCGAGATTAAACTGAGGCAGAACAAAGTATTTCTTAAAAAGTGTGATGATCTCACAAAAGAGTTTCTTATCGAAGAAGCAACAACCAAAGAAATCATTCGCAATCTTCATGAAGAACAAGCCGAATATAAGGAAGTTTTAAATGAATACAGAGCCTTTGATGTCTATCAGACTTGTATGCACCCTAACGGGATCTCCTATGAAATTATACAGCAAAAGTTGCCAATTATTAATCAAGAGATATCAAAGATTCTTTCCAACATTGTTGACTTTGAGGTATTCTTCGAGAATGAAGATAACAAACTTGAACTCTCCATTAAGCATCCCAACTATGGTTCTCGACCACTATCAATGGGATCAGGAGCAGAAAAGACAATCGCTTCCATGGCTATCCGTCTTGCGATGATTGCAATAACCAATCTTCCAAAATCTGAATTATTTATTCTTGACGAACCAGCAACGGCATTAGATCAAGAACATATGGAAGGTTTTACAAGGCTTCTTCAAATGATAAAGAATCAATTTAAGACAGTTTTAATTATCTCTCATCTTGATCACCTAAAAGATGTGGTGGACATGACAATAGATATAGATAAAATTGATGGCTATGCCAAAGTAAACATTTAACAAATAACGACCTATTTAGTGTAAAAGCTAAATAGGTTTTTTTTATTTGGAGATAAAAAAATGAAACTTACCGCATCAAGACTTAAGCAGCTTATTGCTAAAGAACTTAGAAATATAAAAGAAGGAATGGATCCTATGGATCAGATGAAGATGAATCCGGACTATCGTCCCATTGACGATGTTGAAGATGATATGTCGGCTCCTTCAATGAATCCTCATCAAGAAGATCATGATCGCAAGATGAAAGAAGATCCTTCTTATCGTGAATGGTTTATGAGCCTATCACAAGCAAAACCAGTTAATGTACCCGGAGAAGATTTCTCTGATTACGACTTGCCACCAAATTTATAAGAGGAGATAAAATATGCATAACGAAAACTGTAAAGAAGACTGTAAGGACGACCACAAGATGGAGTGCTGCGATTGCTGTGAGGACTGCGATTGCTGCCAAGAAGCCAAGATTGGAGTATTAGATCAAATGCAAAGCAAAGTTGTTTCTAGAAAACTTCTGGTGTTCCTCTGTGCGACCGGACTTATGATCTGGTCTTCGCTTGACCCTGACACTTGGGCGATGATTGCTGCTATGTACATCGGAGGACAATCCGTTATTGACATAGCAAAGGTCTGGAAAGGTGCTTAAGAAAGTTAAAGACTTTGTTGTAAAAAATTGGCAATGGCTTATCACAACGATTGTAGCCATTGTTTTTTATATTATTGGACGTTCCAAGGACACCAAAGACGAAGAGGTAAAACTTGCCTTATTATCGAAAGAATTGGAGCAAAAAAAGACGGAAGAGATCATCGAAGGGTGGGAAGCTAAGAACAAAGAAAGACACGATTCCTTGGTAGAAAATATCCTACAATTCGAGGAAAAAAAGTCAAAGATTTTAGAAGACGCCGGTGACATTGATATTGAAGAATATCTGAGATCGAAAGGAATTATTGAAGATGAAGATTAGAATTCGAAGAAAAAAGATTATTAAAGAAGCCGCAAAAGGACCTCAAGATCTCGACGAGAATACGAAAGTCACTGTCTACGTCACAGATGGGTATGCTAGAGTTAGTTATAGCGGTAATGTTAATGGAAGTATAACTGCTAAGACCTCTTGTACTTTTAATGGTATTAAAGTCTTCGAAGTGGATACGGCATTTATTGATGATAAATATGGACCACTCCTCTATGATGTAATGATGGAGGCTCTATATAAAGAATATAAAGCTGCCCTAGCTCCAAGTAGGGAGATGGTCTCTGATGATGCCAAAGCAGTATGGGACTTCTATTTAGAATATAGAACCGATGATGTGAAAGAATTAAGACTTGATGTTGATGCTGAGACACTTGCTTTCTATTATGATAGTCCACCATTTTCACACCTTACAAAGACAACAGCAGATGATTGCGGACAAGGATCTAGCTTAGAACACGCTGCTAATGTGGGAGATTGGACAAAAATTCCGAGTGATGTTCGAAGAGATGGTGTGAAATATCAACCACACCTCGCAAAGAATTGGTACAAAGAAAGCGTTTCTTATGCGTATATAAAGAAAGATGAACAAACCATGGAAGCCTTGGGAGACAAACTTGTATATAATGCGGTGTCAAGGTGATATTTTTAGGTCGAAAAAGGATTATTAAAGATGAAAATTAGAATTAAAAGAAAGAAAGTAATGAAGGAAGCAGCAATATCACCTGAAGAATATTTAGAAGATGGCCCGGAGATAAAACTAGAAATTGGTGATTGGGGCTTAGAGATTAATGCTGGTGATATTGGCAATCTAGAGGCTTATCCTATAGCATGTAAGCCCAATGGTATAACGGTGTATTCTATAGCTTGGGCTGGAGCTAAAGGCGGATATGGCCCTTTGCTTTATGATATAGCACTAGAGGCTCTATGGAAATTTCAGAAAGCAGCGCTCACTTCTGATCGTGCCCAGGTATCAACTCATGCAAAAGCCGTATGGGATTATTATTTAGAGAATAGAGATGATGTTGAAAAAATTCAAATGGACATCGACAAAGAAACGATTGCTCAAACTTCAGTCCCTCTTAAGCACTTAACAGAGCCAACAGATGATGACTGTCCACAAAAAATAAGTATTCGCTATGCATCCAAAATAAGAGGTGCGAAGAATGCTCCAAACTGGTATCAACAAAGCACTGCCTATGCATACATTAAAAGAGACCCCACAACAATTTTAAAACTAGGGGACCACCTCATAATCGATGCAGATTAAAAAACATTGGAGGATAAATGATATTCTTATTATCAATGCTCTTTGCACAGGAGCCAAAATACAAAGACCTAAAAGAAGGTGAATTCACACCTTGGGCTGGTCGCCTCTTCAATGAAGCAGCCTTGCGCATCCTAATTGAAGAGAATGCCACGAAAGACCTTGTCTGTGAGGCTAGAGTTGAGTTCAAAGTAAACGAGACAAGAATAGAAGAGAAGTATCGCTACGACATTCTCAAAGTTAAAACAGATGCGGAACTCAAGCAACTTAACGAACTAATTAAAATACAAGATAAATTTATAAAAGATCTCAAACCCAAGAATAATATCTGGCCTGTTGTTGCTGGATTTGTTGGAGGTGCAGCGATCTCTATTGGCATCATGTATGCCGTCAAACCCGGATTAACTCAATGATTGTATCAACACCCTACACAGAATGTTATGTTAAAAAATCATTCCTATCAGGCAACCCAAATTATGGAAAAGACGAAACTATATTTGGAGTTATATATGCCATTCGCTTTATAAGGGGCAGAGCGCCACTTTACTTTGTTTATCTTCCATTGATGGGAGCTATGTATGACAAAGTAGATCAATGTGCGATTTTCAACAAGCCACAAACACCAGACAGATTAATAAAGATGAGTGATGTTGCATGGTGGGACACTATTTCTGATCACTGGCAATTGACACAAATTCAAGCAATTCGTGGAATGGATGTTGAAATGCACAACAGAAAAGGTCATAAGTGGAAAGGTACTTATCTTTGGACATGTGATCCTCAAAAGCCCCCTGAATCTGTTGATTACGGACAAGCAGCTGTGTGGCATGAACATAAAACAAAAACTTATTTTTTTGACGATGAGACTGGTGCTTTAATATGTGGGCCAAACAACAAGATGAGATTCTTGGATAACTCATTGTGCCCAAAAGAACTAGAAATCCCTTATTGGATGAAAGTATATAAAGATTCTGATTCTCCGGAGAGAATAACTCACGAAGATGATGGAGACAACTTAGGAGAAACAGATAGGTGGGATTATGAAAAGTAAAGATCCAAATTATGCAATAAAAATAGAACAAGCAATAGCCAAAAAATATGGCGAAGAAACAGTCCAGCATCCCAAAAGGAACTGGGATAATGATAAAGAGAAAGAATATCTTAAGGATTTGCAAAAATTCTATAAACTTGAAGAAGATGGTTACAACATCGAAGAAGAGATAAATGGAGTTTTTATACCAAAGAAACTAATTACCAAGAATTCTAAACGTTCTTGTCCCGTTTGTAGTACGTATTCATTTAAATCTAATGATGATGTCTATATGTCAAAATTTGATTGCTGTGAAAAATGCTACATTCAACATGTAGAAGGACGAGAAGATCGTTGGAAAACAGGATGGAGACCAAATAAATGTTAGAGATTATTCAAGGATTAGCCCAAGCAGCAGCAAATGCTTACGACGGTACACATGATGAGAGGTTCTCTCTAGATGGACAAATTCGTAAAGTCGGACTTAAAAGAGAAGAAGGGTGTCCAATTATGGATAGTCGTGTAAATGATGGCTTCTCTGTTAAATTCTACGGAAGTAAAATGTGCATAAACTACCAATCAGACATTCGTCTCAAAGATGTTCATGGTGGTAAATTCGAGCAAGACATCGCTCGCCAGCTTAATGAAATTAAAAAGTTTCTTCAAAAAGAATACAAAGCAGTTACCGGCAACTCTGTGACTCTCACATCTGATGGAGAGCCGAAAATCCTTGTTCAATCAACATCTCGAGTTCGCTCCTTTGTACAAGCTTACCAGCACTACAAGATTAGTGGTGTTAAAGAAGAGCCTATCTTAGACCCTGCTGTTGAAGATTCTAGAAAAATTACACGCAAATTTATAGAGCAATTTAAAGCAGCAAAGCGACCTAATAACGAGTTCATCAAGAAAGGTGACAACGAGAAGAAATAATGAGCTTCTCTCTCTCAAAGAAAGAGATTATAAAAGAAATTGTGAAATCAGGAAAAGATCCTGAGTACTTCATAAATAACTATTGCCGCATTTCTCACCCAATGCACGGTCTTATTCCTTTTAAAACTTATCCGTATCAGAACGACTTGATCAATGACTTCAATGATTTTCGTTTCACTGTAATACTAAAAGCAAGACAGTTGGGTATCTCGACGATATCGGCTGCTTATTGCGTCTGGTTTATGTTGTTTCATCGAGACAAGAACATTCTCGTTATTGCGACTAAGTTCCAGACAGCAGCAAACCTTGTAAAGAAAGTTAAGAACATCATGCAATATCTCCCGGATTGGATGAGGGTTGCAAAGATCAAAGTGGATAATAGAACTTCGTTTGAACTCTCCAATGGTTCACAAATCAAAGCCGCATCAACCTCCGGAGATGCTGGTCGTTCGGAAGCGTTGTCTTTATTGATTATAGACGAGGCTGCTCACGTTGATGGTCTTGATGATTTATGGACTGGTCTGTATCCTACACTATCTACGGGTGGTCGTTGTATTGCCTTGTCAACTCCAAATGGTGTCGGCAACTGGTTTCACAAAACTTATATTGCCGCTGATAACGGAGAATCAGATTTTAAGCCAGTGAATCTACCATGGGATGTTCATCCAGAAAGAGATCAAGCTTGGTTTGAGAAAGAAACAAAAAATATGTCTCGTCGACAAATAGCACAAGAATTAGAGTGTAACTTCAATACTTCTGGCGATACTGTCATTCATGCTGATGATATCGCTTGGCTTCAAGATGGGATCAAAGAACCAATGTATAGGACAGGATATGATAGAAATTTTTGGATATGGGAAAAATACCAAGAGGGATCAAGTTATTTGCTTGTTGCCGATGTTGCTAGAGGCGATGGCGCTGACAATTCTGTTTTTCATGTGCTTGATGTAAGCAAGATGGAAATTGTAGCAGAGTATCAAGGTAAACCCTCCCTTGACATGTATGCTCAAATGCTTTACTCTGCTGGTATGGAATATGGTAAGTGCCTTCTTGTTGTTGAGAACAATGGTATTGGAATCTCGGTGTTTGAAAAACTCAAAGACATGGGATATGATAATCTCTATTACTCTGTTAAGGGGACTCATGAATTTGTCGATGCATCTCAAGGTGAGTTTATGAACAATGCTATTGGTGGATTTACGACCTCAACCAAGACAAGACCTTTAATTGTTGCAAAGCTTGAGGAGTTTATCAGAAATAGAATTGTAAAGATTCCTTCCGCACGAGCATTTGATGAATTTAG